GATCGTGCGCCGGTGGCCCGAGGCCCCGCTCTACCTGGAGAAGAAGAACGGCGATGCGGTCTATGACCATCCGATGCTCACCGCGCTGAACAAGCCCAACCCTTACTACAGCGGAACCGTGCTCTGGTTCGGCGTGTTGATGTCGTTCGTGTGGGATGGCAATGGGTACATGGTAAAGATCAGGAACAAGCGCGATTTGAGCGTCCGCGAGTACTGGTACGTCCCCCACTTCCAAATGGAGCCGAAGGTCAATGAAGGATCGGAAGCGTTCGTCGATTATTACGAATACAAGCCTGCGGGACGAAATGCAATAAAGATATTCCCCGCTGACGTCGTGCACCTTCGCCACGGCATCGATCCGTTCAACCCACGCAAGGGTTTCTCTCCGCTCAAGTCCGTCGTGCGTGACGCGGCTACAGACGAGGAGGCTGACAGCTTCGCGGCTTCCCTCCTTCACAACATGGGCGTGCCAGGGCTCGTCATTTCTCCGGATGTGTCCGCAGGCCAGGTAGCTGGCTTCGATGTGGACGCGGTGAAAAAGTACGTGATGGACAAGCTATCTGGAGACAACCGCGGTCAGCCTCTTGTCAACAAAGGCCCGGTAAAGGTGCAGCAATTCGGCTTCGACCCGAAGTCAATGGACTTTGCCTCCCTCCGCGCGATCCCTGAGGAAAGGGTGTGTGCGGTAACCGGCGTCCCCGCGGCCGTGGTCGGCTTCGGCTCAGGCCTGGCGCAAACGAAGGTAGGGGCCACAATGAAGGAGCTCCGGGAGATGGCGTACGAAGACGCAATCATCCCCATCCAGCGCCTCATCGCCCCGGAGATCCAGGCCCATATCCTCAATGAGTACGAGCCCAACCCAGACGAGTGGAAGATCAAGTTCGATCTCACGCAGGTACGCGTGTTGCAGGAAGACCAGGACGCGTTGCATAAGCGCATGGCCGACGGGTTCAATGGCGGTCTTATTTCCCGCGAGGAAGGCAGGAAGAAACTCGGCTTTGAGACGACAGATGCCGACAAGATCAGGCGCGTCCCGTTCAGCGTTACCGAGGTTCCGGATGGGCTGACGCTTGAAGAGATTGATGCGGCAACGCCGACCATCGCTTCCGCTGCATCCATAGACTTGGCGAAGGGTCGCCACATTGATGTGAAGGGCCGCCGCGAGTCCGCCTTCGCTAAGCTCCAGCGCAAGGCTGAGGCGCGCCACCATGCCGCGTATGTCCCGGAACTTGCGGACGGGTTCCAGGCGATCGCCGACCGCGTGGTCAAGGCGTATGACGAGTATATCGAGCAGACGCAGCTCCGAGGCCGAGCGCCGGAAGACCGGAAGGAAGAAGGTGACGTAGCGGCGGAGCCCATTGACCCCAACTCGGCGGAAGGCGTTGAGCTTACCGCCTCCGCGAAGCGCATCAAGGACGCGGCGGAGGCGGCGGGAGTGGTCGCCCTCGCAGACGAGCTAGTTTGGAAGGGCCAGTACCTCGCCGTCACCAAGACCACCATGTATAACATGGAAGCGATCTTTGGAGTCAAGTTCGACCTTCCCGACGAGATACAGCGCGAGGTCATTGCCAAGGGCGGGCGGCACTTCGCCCTCGTCGGCGTGGATGCACAGACACAGGACGGCATCTACAAGGCGCTGGCTCAGGGTCGCACCGAAGGGCTCGGCCCGCGCGAGATCGCCCGACAGATTCGGTACAACGTCGAGGGCACGGGGATGTACCCAGGCGTCGCCAAGGAAGCTGAGGACCGCGCGCTCTCGCGAGGGTGGAGTGCAGATAAGGCGCTGGCTGCGGGCGACAAGGCAGCGAGGCAGTATCGGGCCGAGGTCATTAGCCGGACAGAGACGAAGTATGCGCAGAATGTGAGCACGATGGAGTCCGCGAAGGGCTCGGGATCGTTTGACGGCATGCTCGCATTCGACAACCAGACCGGCTTCAACGACGAGGACTGCGTGGAGCGCGACGGGCAAACGTTCACCTTTGAAGAGGCTGAGGTGGAGATGAGCAAAGAACACCCGAACGGCACGCTGTCGTTCAGCCCGACGATTTCAGGAGGCAGGTGATGGTAACAGAAAAATCATGGGATGAATTCAGGTCAATCGGTCTTCTGCTCATCATCAACCAGACGCTTCACATATTTGGATGGGCAATAGTGATGGAGATTGACAGCGACGATGGGCATGTTACTCGTGCCTATCCTGCACGTGTCAAATTCCGCGGCTTTGACGAGAAGTCAAACGAAGAGGCCTACATTAAGGTGTCTGAGTTTATGAAGGCCAACGCGGACGACTTACTTGCGGAGGCGCGTAATGACGCATGAATTGAAGTCTGTCCATCTTAAGGAAGTCAACATATCAGAGGCTGGTGCGGTCAAGGCCGTGTTCGCAACGCTCGGCGTCGTTGATCATGACGGTGACATCATCCTCCCCGGTTCAATACCGAATGGGCATGAGGTCCGCATGTCCGCCTACAACCACGCGTCCTGGGGCGGCTCGCTCCCTGTGGGTAAGGGTACCATCGCCGAGGTCGGCAACGAGCTCGTGTTCAATGGCCAGTTCTTCATGGACACATCGCACGGAGCCGACACCTATAAGACGGTAAAGGGACTTGGCGCCCTGGGCGAGTGGTCGTTTGGCTTCGACGTCCTGGAGAAGGACGAAGTCACAGACCTAGCCACAAACAAGGAAGTTCGACGGCTCAAGAAGCTGAGCGTCTACGAAGTTTCCCCCGTCCTTTTGGGCGCGGGGATAGGGACCCGGACTACCGACATCAAGTCGAAGGGCGAATCGACCACCTACCAGGAGCACGCAGAGACGATCCTGGCTGACGTTGGCGACTTCGTGAAGCGATCGCAAAGCATCGCGGACCTCCGGCAAGAGAAGGGCAAGGAACCGGCTGCCCAGAAGAACCGCGACGGCCTCAAGGCTATTGCCGAAGGACTCACGAATGCGGCGGGCGAGTTGGTTCGCATCGCGCTTTCCGATCCCGAGGCCGAGGCAGAGAAGGCCCGCGCGCGAGTGGCTGCGCTTTTCGCGCAGTTCGAAGTTGATGAAATGATGAGGAGCGAAGCATGAGCAAGCAATCCGACTTGGTCGCCAAGCGCAATGAGCTGAAGGCGAACAACGACAAGATCAAGAAAATCCGTGACGCGTGCCGCCTCGGCGACGGATCTTTCGACCTGACGAAGTCCGCGGACCTCTCGGGCGAGAAGGACGCGCGAGCGACGGAGATGAGCAACCTGCTCACCAAGTCCCATGAGCTGGGCGTGGAGGTAGACAACCTCGTCGCGCAGGTGAAGATGGACACCGACCTCGCCGGGTTCGATGGCGGGGAAGACGGACCGGGCATCATGCTCCATGGTGAGCCGCTGATCAAAAACCGGAAGTCCCTCGGCGAGCGTTTCACCGAGTCCGAGCAGTTCAAGGGCGCACTCAAGGGTGACCGGAAGCTGTCCATGGAGTTCGGAGACGTAAGCCTCAAGACGCTCATGCAGACGACCGCTGGCTTTGCCTCTCAGGCCATCCGCACGGGCGAGGTCGAGCAGATGCCCGTCGAGCCCATCGGCCTCTTTGCCCTTATTCCCAAGGGCCAGACCAACCAGTCCGCCTACGTCTACATGCGGCAGAACCTCCGCACCCAGGCCGCGGCCGAGCGCGCAGAGACCGGGAACTATGCCGAGTCCGCGTTTACCTGGGAGCAGGTCTCCCATACCGTCGAGGATATGGGGCATTGGATCCCCGTCACCGGTATCCAGCTCGAAGACATCCCGCAGATGCGCGGGATCATCGACGACGAGCTCAGAGCCGGTATCGAGGAGCGGCTTGACTACGAGCTTTTCAACGGTTCCGGCTCCACGCCTTCCCTCCAGGGCGCACTTGCGCTCACCGGTATCAACGTTCAGGACGCCCAAGGTCAGATGCCGCTCGACGCCCTATACATGGGTATGGGAAAGGTTCAGCGTCTTGGCTTCGCGGAGCCGAACCTCGTCGCGGTCAACGGCGAGAACTGGGAGCCGATCCAGCTCATGAAGACGAACGACGGCCAGTACATCTGGGGCCATCCCGCTGACATCGGCCCGATGCGAGTGTGGGGCCGTCGTCTGGTTTCCACCTACCGCATCGCGAAGGGCACGGCGCTCCTCGGTGACTTCTCGAAGATGCTCTACGCCGAGCGCCTGGGCATCACGGTCGAGATAACCGACAGCCACGCCTCAGACTTCATCGCGGGCAAGTACGCCATCCGGGCGCGGACCCGCGGCGTGTTCGCGTGGAAGCGGCCGTCGGCGTTCTGCAAGGTCACGAATCTCTCGTAGCCTCGGGCCGGGGATAAAGTCCCCGGCTTTCACTCGCCGTTGTGACAAGCATCGGCAAAGGAAGGAATCATGCTCGCTAACGTACAGAAGCTCTTGCCCTTCGGCAAGAAGACCATTGCCTTCGGCACCATCATCCAGTTCGATGTCCCCGCCCTCACCGGTTTTCGTGCGGTCCTCCTGCGCGCTCTCGTGACCCCGGCCGGCACCGCGCACACGTTCTCCATGCTCTACCCTGCCACGACCAACGGCGGGCACGCTCCCTCGGCTGCCGCCCTGGCTGGATCGAAAAACACATCCAGCGCTGCCGCTGCTGCCGCTCAGGCGCACATCCTGGCGTCGGTCGCTCCGACCGATCCCGCAGGTAATGCCACAGCCTCGGGCGACATAATCGCCTATAAGTGCACGGATGGGACTTGGGAGTTCAACACCGTTTCGAGCCTGTCCACTCTCGACATAACGCTCGGGGCCAATCTCGCCAAGCCCATCGCGGCCGGGGCCGAGGTCAGAATCATAGGCGTCCTCGCCGACGGGTTCTGTCAGAGCCTCCCCTGTGCGGCCTCGGTCACTACCGAGTTCGAGTCAGAGAATGGCGTCATTTTCCACCCGGACGTTGGCGAGCCCTGCGTCCTGCAAGAGAACAACGCCACGGCGACCGCCGTCGTCCAGCAGGTCAACATGGCCTACATCAACAAGTAGAGCGCGGGCGGGGCAGTCGAGCCCCGCCACTTCAAGGAGCGTAGTGATGAGAGAGTTTGAATTGACCGACGAACAGAAGGCTGAGCAGGCTGCGGACGCCGAAAGGGGTAAGCGGGAAGCCAAGAAAAAGGCCGAGGCCGAAGGCAAGAAGGCCGAAGGCAAGAAGCTCAAGGCGCCCGAGGAGAACAAATGGCCGCGGAGTTTGCTTTTGAAATCGACCAGAAGGTGATTACACCGATGGGGAAACCTGGGATGATCCAGATGTGTGCTATCGATCAGCACGGCGATAAAACCTATTTTGTTCAAAAAGAGATAGGTGGTGAGTGGGTCCCAGAGCGTCTCTTGAAGGCTGGAGAATAGCACATGAGCGTCGCCCTCACCTACAACCGTAACGGAGCCCCAGGAGGGGCAGTCCCTGTCGACGCCTCGGCCTACGAGGTGAGCGATCCCGTCACGGTGCAGGGGAATGTGGGGGCGCTCGTTTACTCGGGCTACAATTTTGCGGGATGGAACACCGCGGCCAATGGGTCTGGCACGGCCCGCGCTCCGGGCGACGTCTTCGCGATCGCGGCCGATACCACGCTATATGCCGTGTGGTCCAGTGCGACAAGCCTTATCACTCCAGCGACCCTCCGCGAGCACGCGAGTACGAGCCTGTCCGACTCAGCATTGCAAGACATCATCGACGCAGAGGAAGCCGCGATCATTGAAAGGTGCGGAGCCAACGCGGCAGAGGTCGAGGAGTATGAGGAAGAGCGGCCCGGCTCACTCATCTACCCGAAGCGTCCCGTTGCCACGGTGACGAGCATCGTCGAGATGCACGCGGATTGGTTCCTCGGTGGCCTGACTCCTGTTACGCTCGATACCACAGACTACGAAATCGTACCGGGCGGGAAGCAGATCCGGCGCCTCGCGACAGGGCCGAACCCGCTCACATGCTGGGGTAATCGTGTCACCATCACCTATGTTCCTACCTCTGACACCTCGCGACGCGTCAAGGTGCTCATCGATCTGTGCGCGCTCGCCATCTCCACCAAACCCGGCCTCAAGTCGGAGTCGGTTGGACAGGGCGAGTACAGCTACACCAAGGCCGATATAGACGACGAGCGCGAGAAGATACTTTCCCGCCTGTGCTCAGGGCAGAGGATGTTCGCGTGAACTGGTCAACCGCTTTCGGAGCCATCGGCGGCATATCCGGCGTCGTCGCCATCGTAGCTTTCATCGACATCAAGCGAGCCGCAGCCGTGGCAGAGGGGAAGCGCATGCAGGAGGCCGAGCAGGCGAAGAGGGAAATCGAAGTACTCAAGGATCGCATATCTTGCTTGGAGAAGGACGGGCAGGACGTGGGTAAGGACCTCGTTGAGATCAAGACGATCCTTAAAACTACCCTCCTTCGCCTTGGCGAGGACGTGAAAGAACTTGGCAAAAAGTTCGACGAGGCACGTGACCGCCGGAGGGCTGGCGATGTCACTTGAATGGCATGGTGCAGAAGTCATCGAGAAAGCGACACGAGCGCTCAAGCTCGGGATCGACAAGACCACGAGCGAGGCGTCCATCGAGGCAAAGCGGCTGGTCAACATCGACACGTCGACGCTCCAAGGGTCGATTTACCCCGAGCCCGCGAAGCTAAATGCGGAAGGCCAGATGGAAGGCGCGTACGGTCCTCATGACGTTGCGTATGCTGTCGAGCAAGAATTCCTTCAGGGCGAGACGATGCCGGATGGTGAGGTCAGGGCACGGAATGGCGGGAAGCCCTACATGCGGCCGTCGCAGACGACAGCGGCCGAGAAGCTTCCTGGAAATATCGTCGACGCCTATCGAGGCATGGCATGAGCATCAACTCGTGGTTCCGCGATCCGGTCTACGTGCAGGATGTTGCCGAGGCATGGGACGGAGCGAAGACGTACACCGAGCGAGCTGGAAACAACATGGGATATGCGCGCGTGTTGTCGCAGCGCGAGCGCGCGAGCGTGGACAAGCCCGCGCTGTTCTCCACGCACCGAATCGTGATGACGTGCGTGCTCATCCCTGAATACGGTGACCGGCTCAGGATCGGGACCGCGCACTACGACGTGAAGGGCGTCGACCCGCACGGCCTTTCCGGTGGCGGGTTTCAGACCGTGGACTGTGAGGTGGTGACGTGATCGAGGACGCGTTGAAGGCAATCGTAGAGCCGATTTTGAACACATTCACCCCTGTGGTCCCGTGGTATTGGGGTGTGGCGGCAAAGGGGAAGACGGAATACGTCTGCCTCACCGACGTAAACGAAACGGAGAATCAGGATGACGACGGGTCGGACGACAAGCAGTTGAACATCGTCACGCACACGAGCATGACCAGAGCGAAGGCGATAGACATGGCGATAAAGACCGGGATTCAACGCTATAAGGGCGTTACCTCTGGCATAAAGATAGCGAGCATCACGCACACCCGGAGCGTTTCGCTACCGGATCCGGCAACGGGCGAGTTTAGGATCGCCTCGGAATATCACGTGAATTATGAGGGAGGCATCTTATGAGCGCTTTTCAGAATACTGTCCAGGATCTTACGTCCCGCCTGAAGGGTTCGGCGATCCTCGAAATCGCGGCCTACGATGCTGCTGCCGCAGCCGCCATTGCGGCCGGAACCGGGGCCACCGACTCTGTGTCGTGGGTCAACGTCGGAAGCGTCGAGGGAATAAAGGCTAAAGAGGCCATCACCGCGACGCAGCTCGCGGGCGACAACGCCGAGGAAGAGAAGTACGCGTCCGCCCACGGCATAACGCTTTCGTTCAGTCAGCGCGAGGCCATGCTCTCCGATATTCGCGCCATCACCCGCGGGGCCTTCGACATCTCGGGCACCCCCGTTGCCGCGGCGATCGTCGAGGGAGCGGAGCAGGTAGTGGCCTCGGGCGCCTGGGCATACAACACCTTCATCCCCATCGCAAACCAGAACGGAAGCGGGGCCGCGGTGGTCGTGAACTCGGTTGTTGGCAGTACCAACGCGGTCCTCGTGGCCGATACCGACTTCGTCGTCACCAAGGTCAACGGAGTGTACGGCATCGTCATCATCGATTCGGCGACGATTACCACGCTTTCGCAGACGATGACTATCGACTACGACTACACGCCCTACGCCTCCAAGCGCTTCTACACGGGCGGAAAGACGACCATGCCCTACCTCATGGCCCGCCTCACCAATACCGACGAAAACGGGAAGCTCGTACGGTTCTGGTTCTTCAAAGGGGCGATTGACGACGGATTTGATTTCGCGTTCAAAAAGGATAAGGACGCAGACCCCGTGGTATCAACCCCAGTGTCTATCACGTTCGTCCTCGATACCAGCATCGCCACCCTGGGCAAGCAGCTCATGAGTTGGTACCAGGAGCGCGGTCTGTAATGAAAGCGCTACTTGACCTTGATGTATTCATCCCCGAGGCCCAGCCAGTCAAATTCACGGACTTGGCCGGGCGCGCTCTCGCGCGCGAGATTGAGGATGTTGAATGGAAGCTGAACTCGTTGCCCAAGGGCCTGCGCGCCTTGCTTCTTTTACGGAAACTGGTTCAGCTGCGCAAGGCTCTCGCCCCGCACGTCCACAAGTTCGTCGTATCGTCGATGTCGTTCGGGTCGAGCCTTTACCTCATGGCGCACCTTGACGAGTTCAAGCGCCTGGATTCCATCGATCCTGAGCGTGTGACGGCGGACGACTTCCGCCTGCTGTTTGGGTTACTTTCCGAGATCTGCACAAAGACGGAAAAGATCATGACCGTCGACTGGCTCCTCGATAACCTCGACCTTGTGCAGGGTGTCGCGCTCTTGCGCGTGGCGATGACGTCGGTGGAGGAATACACCCGGTCAAAAACACCAGGGGCGGCGGGCGACCAGACGCCCCTATAAGAGTCGGGGCCATAGTCTCCGACCTGTGCGAATGGTATGGGTGGACGGTTGACTATGTGCTCGCCGCCCCGTTCGCGCAGATGATGACGATGTACGACTACGGATGCGAGAAGCACTACGGCCGGCCGGTTGCTGAAGGAGCGGGCGAGATGACAAAGGAAGATATGGCGAAGCAGAAGGAAGCCATAGCCACCGCTCTCGCGCGCGTAGGGGCGAGATGATGGCAGATACCAATCTTCTCGGCGACTTGCTGGTAAAGATTAAGGGTGATTTCGCAGATTTGGAGAAGGCGCTCAATAAGTCTGAGAGCGTATCAGAGAAGTCAGCCGAAAAGCAATCAGGGTATTTTAAGAAGCAGTTCAAGGAAATTGACAGCCTCTTAAATGGCATACCGTCGAAAATGATTAAACTATTTACCAATCCCCTTGTGCTTGCTGCAACTGCGGTTGTAGGAATGACCAGAAGATTGATCGACGGAACGAAGGAGTTCGTTGATTACGGATCAGCAATAAATAACGCAGCTGATAAGACCGGGTTGACGACTGACGCAATTCAAAAATGGAAGTTCATAGCAGAGCAATCTAACACGACGCTTGAATCTGTGACGACTGCTGTTGCAACAATGACTCGTGGGCTCGTCACAAATGCCGATACGTACAAAGCCCTTGGCATCGAGCTAAAAAACACCGATGGGTCGATGCGGTCCACGTCGGAGATATTTGATAGCACGATAGGAGTGCTGGCCGCGACCGCTGACGAGACGCAGCGCGACCAGTTAGCGTTCCAGCTCCTTGGCCGTTCCGCACAGTCGCTTATTCCAATCTTAAACTCAGGAACGTCCGGAATTGCAGCATTGTCGAGGGAAGCTAATAATCTCGGTCTCATCCTCGACGAGAAGGCGGTCAAGAACGCCGATCGCCTTGGTAATTCTACAAAAGCATTGGAATCTTCGATGGCTTCCGCTCGTAGAGTGCTTGTCAGTGATATGGCTCCGGCCTTGATTTCAATTGCGGACGGGTTCCGCACGATGATTGAAAGTATGCTACGGTCGAAAGCAGAGATTGAAGCGCTGCGGGAAGCTACGAAAGGCCAAATTACAGACCTCGATAAGAATTCGCTGGCCCTGACAAAGCTTACATCAGAAAATGACAAGCTTCAAAAGCTGCTTGCATCAACGGCTCCGAACGATAAGCTTCGGAGTGATTCGTTGAAAGGCGCAATTGCTGACAATAAAAAACTTGAAGACCAGCTGAGAACCCAAAGGGCTGAACTGATATTGATGGAGAAGCAGAAACTCAGAGACGCAGGCGCCACAGAGCGACAGGCAGAGGCTGCGGCAAAGAAGGCTGCGGCAGACGCCGATGCCAAAGTAGCGGCCGAGGCTCTTGAAAGGTTCCGCAGCAAGGCGATGAATGCTGCTGAGAAAGACCTCGAAGACGCGATCAATACGCAAAAGGAATTGCGTAGGGAAGAGGACGAACACGCTGACCGCAGGGAGCGCGCGCACAAGGACTATGTCAAGCAGGTTAAAGAACAATCAGACATCATCGGCGAGTTCCAGACCCTTACCACGACCGCCTACGACAGCGAGATATTAAAGATCAACCAGAAGCGCGATATATTCATCGCGGCTGGAGTGAGTGAAGTTGCGGCGGAGACGTTAGCCACCCAGCAAAAAGTTGAGCTCATCACCGGATACTCAATCAACACAAACCTTCAAGTCGATATCATGAAGGACATTTATAACGGTCTCGGTGATACGTTCAGCTCAGTGTTCGAGCAGCTTGGGCAGGACATAGCCAACGGTGAAGTGAGCTGGAAGAGCCTGGGCACTGCGGCAATTCGGTCGATCGGAAACATTGTGTCGGCTATCGGTGACGAGCTCGCTGCGAAAGCTGGTGCGGCACTCATCGAAGCCATCGCCTTAGCATCAAACCCGTTCACCGCGTTGGCTGCCCCTGGATTTTTCAGGTCAGCCGCCAAATATGGAACAGGTGCTGCCGCCGCCTATGTAACTGCCGGGATAATGAAGGCAACCACCCTTGCTCAGGGCGGGCAAGTTTCCGACCCAACCCTAGCGATGGTTGGCGACAACCCGCGATATGACGAGGTCGTGGCGCCACTCTCGCCCGAGGTGTTCGCGGGCATCGCGGACGGCATCGTCAATGCCCTCGCTTCCAGGGCGCGACCTGCGGGTGTAACCCCGGCAACGGCCGGCTCTGCGGCTACGCTCACGTCGACCTCGGGCAGTAAGGTGGTGAACATCAACATAGGCCAGTTCATCGGAGACGACGCGGGGATTCGGAAGTTCGCGCGTGAACTCAGGCCGTACTTGCAGCAGGAGAATGTGAGGGTAGGCGGATGAGTGCAGGTGACGTTCGGCTCGGCGTGTTGGGCTCTGAAATCTTGCTCCCCCGTCCCGGCCTTCGGTTTAGCGAGACCGATGAAGAGATAATCGAGGAGGAGCGCACTATTGAAGGCACGCTATGCTCCGACCTCATCGCCGTCAAGAAGCATTTCGAGATCCCCTACGACCCCGCGATCCTTGGATCGAACCTTGACTTGTTTTTGGCGCTCTACGACTTACATCAAGAGCTGAACATGATAGTGAATCGAGAGGACGACACCAACGACACGTACACCGTTGTGCTCCGTCCGCTCTCGCGCGAGCGCGCGCTCGTCCGCGACATATGGCTGTGGACCGGCGTCACGTTGGTGCTGGACGAAGTATGATCATCGTTCCCGAGTCCTTAAAAAATGAGATCCTCAAAAGAACGAAGCGCAGCCTCAAGGCCCGCGTTAGGATTGACTATTCCGACGCAAATATCGATTCGACCATCGTCGCGTGGGCAGGCACGACACAGGAGCATACATATCTCACGCAGACCTGCAACGGCAAAGAGGACGTGTCGGCAAAGTACGCTATGCTTGGCGACGGAAAGTGGGTGCTTGACGGTACGTGGGTGCTCGCCCCTGAAACGGAAGACGACCAATACAATTACGAGATAGGCTGGAACGGTCAAGAGGTTTCAAAGCCCGATGGCACATTCCAAAACGGTTCCGGCAAGCGCGCGGCCTTGGGTCACGGAATATTTGGTGACGGCCTGTTTGGTGGGATGGTGAGCGAGCCGCACCTCTCCGTAAACTTCCTTCCGCGCACTGTTTCCAATGTCCGCATCTCGTTCGACAATGCGCGTATGGAATACGCTGAGTCATTCGACGTCGTGTTTCGCAATACGGCGGGTGCGGTCCTGTTCACACTCGCCATTGTCGGCAATACCGGCGTAAAGTATATCCAGGCAATTACGCCTTTGAACCTCGTCGCACAAATCACCATCGTAATCAATCGCTGGTCGAGCCCTAGATGTACGGTAAAGGTCGCGGAGATTTTCACATCGGTCACAGAGACGTACAATGGCGCAGACATCATTGACATGGAAGTGATCGAGAACCGCGAACTTTCCGATGATGGCATACCGCTCGGGACCACGGCCAGCGGAGAGTGCGTGATTCAGCTTCGCAATCGCTTGCGCAAGTTCGATGACACTAATACCCTTTCTGTTCTTTATAACCTTGTGCGTAAAGGCGTGCGAATCCGGCCAGAAATTGGCGACGGCGTTAACTGGATTCCCCTAGGCGTCTTTTATGCTGACTCATGGGACGTTCCCCGGCGTAGCTTGATCGCAACTGTGACGGGCCTCGACCGTATGGCCATCCTCGACGAGAGCGAATACAAAGTCAACACCATCATCCAGGCTCCGGCAGATGAGACTTATCTAACCGACACGACCGCAGAATGGGCGGGCGGTGAGCTTGACGGCTGCGTGGCCGAAGACAACGCGCTAAGGATGGCCTTCAATTGACCGTCTTCGGTGACCGAGTATTCGGCGACGGGGCGTTTGAGTCCCAGCATTATATTGCGCAATGGGACAAGGCGTATTCGTTCGATTTACTCGCCGGCATCACAGTTTCGGTTCTGTTTACGCTCGTTATGACGAAACCGCTGTCGGGATGCATTGAGGTATCGGCGGGCGAAACCCTCGACACCATGGTGCTAGTTGAGCCTGACGTCAGCACCCCGGTCATATTTATATCGTTGGACAGTGGAGCGACGAACCTTCATGTGCGTATTCGAATGTGCACGACTGAGTTCGGAGCAGTATTCAAAGTTCATAGCCTAGAGATTCTCATCCATCAAGAGACGAGCCTATACACGATTGCGACGCAAATCCTTGACGACGGGCTCACACCATCGCGTTCGACATGGCTCGTCGACACCGAGCTGCAAAAGTATCTCATACCCTACGGGTGGGTCGAGAAACAGTCACACCGCTCTGCGCTTGGAAAGGTTGCAGAGGCTGCGGGCGGCGTAGCATTCCAAGACCGTTATGGCGTGGTGCTCGTACAGGCTGGGAACTATCTCGCGCGTACTTCCGGCGGCGCTCCTGTTGCTGTGATAGGTGATCGCATTTACGACGAGTCCGCCCCCGTCACGCCGGTCAAGAACCGCATTCAGGTCCAGACATACCCGCTCGTGGCCCTCGCTGAGGAAACGGTATGGGAGCTTATCGACGACAAGACTGTGAATGATGGCGAGACGAAGCGATATGACATCACATATACGAATTATAACGCGGTCATCAATGGACACGCGGAATTGTCGAGCGATCCTGCAGGTGCCACGATCACGAGCGAGACTCATTATTCCTGGGGTGCTGTAGTTGAAGTATTGGGCAGCGAGCCTGCTCAAGAGCTTACGCTCACAATCCTAGCGCAGCCGCTATCCGTTGTTGGCAGCCAAATCGTGGAGAGGACGGACGGTGAAAGTATCAGAAGGAATGGCGACAAATCACTGGTAATAAAAGACAACAAGATGATACAGAGTTCGTTCTTGGCGGGACAAATTGCAGACTCGATCCTTCCGACGACGGCACAGGAGAAGCGCGACATTGACATTGACTGGCGCGGGGACCCGACGCTTGAGGTGGGCGATAAGGTTTCGAAGGGCGGAGTTGAAGCTGTGATTGTGTCGAACCGGATAAGGTTCAACGGTGCGCTCCGTGAGCAGACGCTCTTGAGGAAGGTGTGAAATGGCATATGTAGAGCCACAGGAAAGTAAGTGGACTGGTCTTGTGTATCCAGTTAATTCAGACTTTGCGCGCATGGAAGGAAACGCGCGGGCGAACCATGACGCTGTTGTACAGGAAGTGATTGACAGAGATACAGTCATTGCAGCCGAGGTAAGCGCAGAAGAGGCGCGAGCAATCGCCGACGTGGACGCAGAAGAGGCGCGAGCAATCGCCGACGTGGACGCAGAAGAGGCGCGAGCAATTGCTGCAGAAAACGCGATTGTAGGTGGCTTGACAATTGCTGGCGCGGTTGGTTCTTATGCTTTTCTCAAGAATTTAACAGGGGTCACCATTGGTCCTGGAACCAGCGTTAGCAGCGCGTCTCTTGTGTATAGTGATAGTACCTCTACTATTGGTGGAGCTAACCCATCAGGTACATGGCGGTGCATGGGTTATGTTGGAGCGCTTCACGTAACTTTATTCGTGCGCATATCTTAATGGAGGTTCATGATGTCACTACCCTTGTCCCTACTTTTAACCGGTTACGATATCACCGACGAGGTCATTAACCGCTCGACCTCTGCCGCGCTCGCCTTGGAACAGGACACGATCCGCATGGAAGACGCGGGAGCCTTGGAAATATGGACCGGCGCCGGAGGAACTGGTACGCAGCTTGTGCTCACAACCGACTACACGCTGTCGGAAGAGGACGTGGAATATTCAGCTGAGGCAGGGGTTGGCGTCACGATCTACACGAAGCTCGCGATCGTCAACGGAGCATACCACGCGACAGACCTCTACGTGACGTACCGGACCATCGGGTGTTACCACAGCGTGGTGAACGTCCAGCGAATCGCTGAATCAACGGCCAAGAAAATAGCAATTGAGTACGGCCACTATCTCACGGAAGTATTTTCGGTCCCTAAATATATCCTGCCCCACGAATGGGATGCTGACGACCCTGATACTTATTTCCCCGCAAAGTGCCTGACAGACATCGACGTATACGAAGACCTGTCACAAACGAACTGGGGGACGAAAGGCATCCAGAGCCTCAGAAACGAAAAGACCGTTTTCATGCAGGGGCTACCTACGGAGCTGACCATCCTATCAACGGGATGGAACGTAACTAGTAACGTTGGAACATTAACGTTCACCAACGATGCGCTTCATATCGCGCTTTTAGCCGCGCTGGAAGAGGACAAGCTTTCATACGGCGCGTATTTAAGGCCGATTACCGTCCCTTCAGCGATTGGGAATATCCCTGCCGGCGACTATCTCATAACCGGGATTAATCCAGCGGCCGGGACGAGGACAATAACGTTTAACGTTACGGCTTCAAACGGGTCCGGGTCTGGATCGTTCCCGGTTGACTTCTATGCTTGCCGCATCGCAGGGAGCACGACGACAGCACGAGTATTCAGCGCCAGGGGCCGCGCGATCCATGGCGCTGGGGATGACAACGGGTACATGGTCAACGGGCTGGCAAGGCGAGGATATATAGAAAATCACTGGCACGAGGCATATTATACCAGCGGGGCAACCACCGGTGGTGGTGTTGTTTCTGGAGACGGTGGAACATCAGGCCCTATTACAAATAGAGTTAAGAATGTGATATCAGATGGAGTCAATTCATTACGCTCCGCCAAAGACACGAACAGCCCGGCAAGCTCAATGCATCTATATATGCAGTTCCAGTATTATATGGAGTCATAATGGAAATAAAGCTTGATATTCCCGCTGAAAAGATTACAGCACTCGGAGCGCTCATCGTTGACATCATGGCGCTAACTATGACAGGAGGGAATCCGTGAAAATTACCGATTCACTCTTGACCGTAAACGCATACTCACGACCAGGGAAAAAGCTTGCTTCGGTGAAGTCGATAATCATGCACTGGACCGGCGTGCCCATGCAGAAAGCTAAAACGGTGCGCGATTTTTTCGAATCTCGCAAGGCCGGGAAACTTGGTTACGGTTCCGCTCATTACATAATAGATTTCACTAGAGAAGTTATTCGTTGCATCCCCGATAGTGAATTAGCCTACCATTGCGGGTCAGATAAAATCGACCCAATTTCAAAACGCATCTACACCGATTGGGCTCGCGACAAGTTTGGGTTATACGCATCGGAAAAGTCGTCTCCGAACAATGTCACAATAGGTATAGAGCTATGTACGGTTGATGCCGAAGGAAACTTCCGAGATGCGACCATCGCAGCAGCCGTCGAGTTGTGCGTGTTGTTGTGCAAGACACACAGAGTAAATCCGCAGAACATCGGAACGCATAACCTCGTTGTAGGCTGGAAAGATTGCCCGCGCTTGTGGGTAAATAAGCCGACTCTGTTTTCAGAGTTCATAGCGAAAGTATACAGAGGTCTGGTATGACTTCAAACCTAAAGCGATTCTGGAAATGGATCGTCAACATCTCCGATGATTTCCTTGCCTATGTCATAACGCTCGGGATGATCCTTCTAACCGGGGAAGTAAATTTCGTCAAAGAAGGATCGATCGTCGCCATGAGCCAAGAAAATGCGCAGATGCTCAGTGCGGGAATAGCCGCATTCATCATCCTGAAATGGCAAGAAAGCCTCGACGAGACAAACGAAGAACTAAAGGCGAGATCGAAAGAGGGCAGGAAAAAGCATTTCAATCGACGTATGGTAAATGCGTTTATGTACGGGCTCGCGGCTCCACGGATCATAGAAATGATCTTTAACCAGATCGTTCAATAAAGGAGTGACGATGTGCGAAAGACGATCATTGCGCTTGGCCTTAGTCTTGTGCTGCTCGGCCTGGCTGTTGGCGGCGGGTATCTCCTGGGCCGCGGAACCCTCGCCGGTGACATCGCACGCGCCGAGTCCGCAGCCGTCGAATTCCGTATCGCCGCGGCTGACGCCGCTCGCGCTCGCGAGCTTACTCTCAAAGCATACGCAGACCTTAGCCAGCGAGTCGACGGTCTTGGCGCTGGAATCGGCGGCGCTGTCCAACGAGCTGGACAGCGATCGCGAGCAGCTCTTGAGCTTGCAGATCGAAGCCAACGAGTTGAAGCTCTCGCGGGACTCGTTCGCGACCTCGCTCGCGACCTCGAACGAAGCCTCCGAGAAAGCGGCCTATACGGCTACTGAGGCAATAGAGGCCGCTGGCCTGGCCCTCGCGCGCATGACGCGGTCTCGGAACCGGTGGAGGTCGACAGCGTTTAGCCTCGCTGGAGGTGCGGTGGTTGCCGGGGTAACCGCGTGGGTTATTAGTCAATGATATCAGAACGCGGAGCAGCTTTATTTTTCTGAAACGTAAGGACCAACCCACGGTCCAATATCAAGGCCTATCATCAACGCATAATTAAGGCTGTTGTAAAACGAACTTTCTTCTTTGTAGATCTCAATATCGTTTCTCACAAGCGACATAGTTATCATGTCCTGGCTCGCCGTCGTGCTGGATGCCTCAAAGATGTATTCGGGTAGTGAATATTCGGTCTTGAATTCCCCATCCATATACAGGGCCTTCACTGGATCGAACATGTACGTAAATGGAAGCTGCACCGTCTTGGAAGTTGATCGACCAGACATCGTATATGCCAACGACACCGGTGTGGCGCTTCCGGTAATTACTATTTTATAGTACACGTCCTGGTATTCATACTCAGCGCGCTCTGGGGATGCACATGAACCCAACAGAAATACCACAGTGGCGATGAAAGCACACATAAACTTTCTCATCGAGTCCCCCTTACCGTATTATACCGCCGTTTCGGTATGTTCACTTCCTGAAACGTTGCTGATACATCTATAATCTGCCTGTTATTTTCTATCATATATGGAAGAAAAGAGGTCCGTAAGGCCTAGGGTTGGCATGATTCAAAGTATTTTCATCCCTAGGGGCTAAAAAGCCTTCCATAAGTTCATACTGTGGGAGGCTTTTTCTTTTTACTTCCTAAAACCCTTCTCAAAATATACTACATTTCGTATAATAAATCCATGGCCAGACCACGAAAAGACGTGAAATACAAGCTCGACATCGATTCCGGGTACATTATGGTGAGTTTCGAGCAGTCGCCGGGATACCATACTACCTACGAAAAGCCCGACGCCATCCCTATCCGCGCCACGGATGCCGGGCTCAAGCGCGCCATGGCTTGGGCCAGGGATAACAAGGCGCGCGTTCTCTCCGCCCCGCGGCGCCCTCTTCTCGTCCGCGACCTCAGTCGCGGCTTCTTCGACGTCGACGGGGCTTGGAGGAAGCGCATGGCGGAGAAAGGCCGGGTGATGAGCGATAAGGTAATCGCGGACTACAGCGCCATGATGCGCAACCACCTCGTACCACTCTTCGGCGCAGCTGATGTCCGCGAGCTTGTAGGCCGCGACATCGACGATGCGATTCTTGGCCTTGACCTCTCCACGGCGACGAAGTACAAGGTCGAGCGCGTATTCAAGGAATTTCTCCAGGATCTCGTGGAACGCCATATCCTCACCGTCAACCCGCTCCTTGGCGTCCAGCCGTTCTCAAAGCGCCCGACGCGCGCCCGCTCCGCCGTCCCCCGCGATGCCATGGCGGCCCTGTTTCCTCAGACTCATCGCGAGCTCGTCGCCATCTACTCCGGCGGGGATCCGCACTCCGGCTACGTCAACGGCGCCATGTGGTCGTGCCTCATGCTTCTGTTCCGGGATACGGGCATGCGGTCGGGGGAGGCGCAGCGGATACGCTGGGACCGCATCTACGCCGACGAAGAGGCGGTCGTCGTGCGGAAGGCTGAGAAAGCCGGGGGAGGAGAGGGCGATACCAAGACGGGTGCTGTACGGGCGTCCAGGCTCTCTGACCAGGCGCTCGAGGAGCTCCGGCTATGGCGGGCG